CACGAGCATTGACGAGAGCGGTGCGCTGCTGTCGGAAGACTACCACTTCTGCGAACTGTTTCGCAAGCACGGGGGGAAGATATACGCCCACCCCTTCGTGAAATTAGACCACGTTGGGACATATACCTACAACGGGGACATTTTGAAATCGGGCGGCAACCTAAAGTAAGGAGCAAATGACATGGAATTGAAAATGACTAAAGCAGCGGCAGTTTTGAAACTGCTACGAAAAGGCTACTCTGTTAAGGATATACGGGAACAGCTTGGTGTAAGCCTAAGCTACGTGCACTTGCTAAAGAAGCAATTGGCTGAAGGTGTAGGGGAAGTGGTGGAAACGGTGCGACACACTGTCGAAGAGCACACCGACAAGATCAAAGAGATGATCGACGATTGGGGGGCAGAGGCAGAGGATGACGTAGACGTAATCCTTAACGAACGCGCAACCACTTACGGTAGCTTTGAAGACGTAGCAGGGTTCGCACAGGAGATAAAAAATGCAATTCGCATGTGTAACAACAGCGAGTTAGACGACGACCAAATAGAAGCCCTCGACATGATAGCGAGCAAGATTGCACGTATCGTAAACGGCAACCCAAACCACAGAGATAGCTGGCTTGATATAGCGGGATATGCTACATTAGTGGCTGACCGTCTTCAAGGAAAGAGCAGATAACATGACAGCGTGGTCCTATAGCAGTATCAAGACCTTCGACCAGTGCCCAAAGAAATACTTCCATCTCAAGATTGTGAAGGACGTCAAGGATACGCCGGGGGAAGCTGCTGACTATGGGACCGCAGTCCATGAAGCTGCCGAGTTGTTTGTTAAGGATGGTACACCCATCCCAGAGAAGTTTGGCTACATGAAGCCTATCGTTGGTAGCCTCGCTGCCATTGAAGGTGATAAGCACACCGAGTTAAAGCTAGGTGTCAGGAAGACGGGCACTGGCTACGCGCCGTGCAGCTTCTTTGCTAAGGATGTGTGGTGGCGCGGCATCGTCGACTTGGTTATCATCAACGGCGATAAGGCCCACATGGTAGACTATAAGACGGGTAAGAACGCCAAGTACGCAGACCCAAAGCAGCTTGACCTTATGGCTGGGGCGTTATTCGTACATTACCCGGACCTTACAGTTATTAAGTCTGCGCTAGCATATGTAGTGAGCAACGAGTTCATCAAGAAGGTTCATGTTCGAGAAGACATGGATACGTACCTAAATGTGTTCGCTGACGAACTGGGCCGACTGGAACACGCCCAGCTTAGCGGTGTGTGGAACCCTAAAAGCAGCCCTTTATGTGGCTGGTGCCCTGTGGTAGAATGCGAACACCACCGCCCGAGGAGACGCTAATGGCCCGTGACTATCGCAAAGAGTACGATACGTACCAAGGTACAGAGCAGCAGAAGAAGAACCGCGCTGCGCGTAACTCTGCCCGTGCCAAGATGATGAAAGCTGGCAAAGTCAGCAAGGGCGACGGGAAAGACGTCTCCCACCTCAAAGCCTTTGATAAGGGTGGTAGCAACAAGAACGGGTTACGTGTAGAAAGCGCATCAGCCAACCGCTCCTTCAAACGGGACAGCAAGAAGAACCTCGTCTCCGAAGTTAGTACGCGGGAACGCAAAAAGAAGAAATAACATATAGGTGGAGATACACCGTGCAGATCGTAGATAATAAAGCGTTGGTCTTTGAAACCAACGAGCCTGACATCATTACCCACGTAATCCCGAACAGTGCAGTAATCGAGGACAACAAGGTGGCCGTCAAGTGGGGGCTGCATGAAGTGCAGATTCTCGCTGGCTTAGGCTACAAGAACGTCCCCTCCCCCATTATGCGGGACTACAAGTGGACGGGTAAGTATAAGCCGTTTGCGCACCAAGAGACCACTTCGTCTTTTCTGACCGCCAATAGGCGCGCCTTCTGCTTCAACGAGCAGGGTACAGGTAAGACAGCCAGCGTTATATGGGCGGCAGACTACCTGATGAACTTAGGTAAGATTAAACGCGTCCTAGTTCTGTGCCCCCTGTCAATCATGAAGTCGGCATGGCAGCGTGACCTATTTACCTTTGCGATGCACCGTTCGTGTAGCGTTGCTCATGGCGATGCCAAGGCGCGTAAGAAGATTATTGAAGCTGGCGCTGAGTTTGTCATCCTGAACTATGATGGGCTAGCTATCGTAGAGGATGTAATCCGTGAAGGCGGCTTTGACTTGATCGTGGTGGACGAGGCCAACGCCTACAAGAACGCACAGACTAACCGCTGGAAAACGATGGCGGTGATAATGAAAGACCTCAACCCGTATCTATGGATGCTTACGGGTACACCCGCAGCCCAGTCTCCGATAGACGCCTACGGCTTAGCCAAGCTGGTGAACCCGCAGAATTGCCCTACCTTTTACGGCGCATTCCGTGACCAAGTCATGATGAAGCTGACCCAGTTCAAGTGGGTTCCGAAGCCTAACTCAGACCGTGTGGTTCATAATGTGCTGCAACCCGCTATCCGGTTTGAGAAGAAAGACTGCCTCGACTTGCCAGAGGTTACGTTCATTGAGCGCGAGGCACCGCTCACACCACAGCAGAAGAAGTACTACCTGCAACTCAAGAACGAGATGTTGATTGAGGCTGGCGGGGAAGAGATTAGCGCAGTCAACGCAGCGGTTAAGATTAACAAGCTACTCCAGATTAGTGGTGGTGCGGTCTATGCGGATACTGGAGAAGTCATAGAGTTCGATGTATCTAACCGCCTTAACGTAGTACTGGAGGTAATTGCGGAAGCTGCAAATAAGGTACTGGTCTTTGTGCCATTCACCCACACCATCGAACTACTACGCGCCAAGCTGGAGAAAGCTGGCGTCACCTGCGAGGTCATCAACGGTAAGGTGCCGCTCAACAAGCGCTCTGACATCGTCGACCAGTTCCAGACACGTAAAGACCCGCATGTACTTATCATCCAGCCGCAGGCTGCATCGCACGGACTTACGCTTACGGCAGCAGACACAATCATCTGGTATGCCCCAGTGACAAGCGTAGAGACCTACTTGCAAGCTAACGCCCGCATCAACCGCCCCGGACAGAAGAACGCAATGACCATTGTGCATATCAGGGGTAGTGAGGTGGAGGACCGCCTGTTCTCCATGCTGCAAGGTAACATTAACAACCATGAAAGGATTATCGACTTATATCGTCAAATGATGATTGATGGTGCTTGACAATGTCAAAGAGCATTGTAAGAATATAAAAGCCAACCAAGGAGCAAAACATGAATACCGATAAATCCGTTGAGGAGATGGTGGCTGCGTATCGCAAGCTGCGCGAAGCCATCTCGGATAAAGAAGAAGCCCACAAAGCAGAAGTATCTGGACTGCGTGAGCAACTCGACATTGTCAGCGATGCACTGTTGGGGGTTTGCAACTCCCTTCAGGTTGACAGTCTACGTACAGCGGCGGGTACAGTTAGCCGCCGTGTGAATACCCGTTATTGGACCACTGACTGGGAAAGAATGTATAGTTTCATTTGTGAAAATGATGCACCGTTTCTTTTAGAGCAGCGTATCCACAACGGTAATATGAGGCAGTTTCTGGATGAAAACCCAGATATGCTTCCGATTGGCCTCCAAGCTGATCGCAAGTTTGTTATCCAAGTTCGTAAACCAACAGGAAAGTAAGGGGATATACCCATGTCAAACGAAGTATCTATCTTTAAGCAAGCCGGTGCCGTCTCAACGTCAGTCGGTCGTCGTGAACTCAGTGAACTTGCTAAGTCGCTTGCGACTAGTGGTACCACATCTCGTCGTATCCAAACCAACACCAACGGCACGTTCAAACGCCTAATCAATGGTGAGCAGATCGGTGATGCAGTCCGTGGTGATATCAATGTCATCATCGTTCATGCGCTGCCCAAAGTATCGCGTACATTCTACGCTGGGGCGTACGACCCCAATGCAAAGCCGACGTTGCCAGATTGCTGGTCAAACGACGGTGATAGGCCCGAAGCATCTGCCGGTAATAGGCAAGCTGCTAACTGCACGGTATGTGACATGAACGTAGTCGGCTCGGGCCAAAACGGTAAGGGTCGCGCTTGCCGCTTCCAGCGCCGTATAGCGGTGCTACTCGCTGGTGATACATCTGGCGAAGTTTATCAGTTCAACGTCCCTGCTAAGTCGCTCTTCGGTAAGGGCGTCGGCAACGTGCATCCGTTCGAAAGCTATGTGAAGTATCTGCTCGGCCACCACGAAAGCCCAGATTCGGTAATCACCAACATCAGCTACGACTTGAACGCTGACTCTATGGAGCTTCTCTTCACGCCTGTGCGCGGTCTGAACGACGACGAGTACGACCTCGTAAAGCAGGTGCAACAGGACCCAGCCACTAAGCGACTCTGCGAACTAACCGTAGCTGCGCAGGATGGTGTCAAGAAGCAACCACAGGCACCTGCACCCACCCCCGCACCTGCACCACAGGTTTCTCGCTCGGACGAACCCGAAGAAGAAATCGAAGAACCTAAAAAGCGTGTTGCATCCAAACCCGAAACTGTGGCAGCATCAGAAAGCCTTGCGTCGGTTATCAGCGCATGGGGTAGTGGGGAGTAGTAATGAGTTACGGCTACAGCGTTAAGCTGGTTGAAGCCAATCAACAGGCTGACGAGGAACACTTGGGTGTGCAGCTAGGGAGGAAGTGCATTGAGCATGGAATCCCGGTGAGCAAAGCTGCCGACGAACTGGGTGCTACTCGTCAGACTGTCTACAATTGGTTCTGCGGGGGTAGTATCCCACAGGGCGAGTTCGTTGGGCTGATCCAAAAATACATCGCTCAGTTGCCTAATTGAGCCTTTCAAGATGTGAATTAGTTGGCGGGTAAACCCCGCGACAGAGAGTGATGCCATGGAGAATTTTGACCTAATGTCTGCGGTACAGCCTTCCGATGGATGGTTTGCAATCGTAGGCATAAAAGATAATGCAGTTAAACAATCAATGGTCGAAACCCGTGAGGAAGCAGACCGCGTTGCAGCCCAGTACCTAGCCCAAGAACGCAATGTGTTTTTCGGGGTGGCTAAGTTTAAGACGGACGCAGGCCGCACCAAAGATAATGTACTATCACTTCGTGCTTTGTGGCTCGACATTGACTGCGGTGAAGCCAAAGCGGTTATAAGCGACAAGACCGGACGCCCCGATGGGTATGCTACGCAGCGAGAGGGGGCCATTGCCCTACTTGAGTTCCGCAACCTTGTCGGCCTGCCTAAACCCACCATCGTTAGTTCGGGGCGCGGTATACACGCATACTGGGCGCTTGACCGAGATGTAACCCGCGAAGAGTGGGAGCCTGCCGCTGAGCGCCTGCGTGATCTATGCTATACCCATGACTTCTATGTGGACCCAGCCGTGTTCGACGCGTCGCGTATCTTAAGGATACCGGGCACATACAACTTTAAAGACTCTACACCTAAGCTAGTAGAGGTAATGCGACCCGCCGAGCCGGTTAGCTTTGACGAGATGGTCAAGCTTATGGGCGTCAAGAAGGCTGCACCTAAACAGCAGTGGGAGCCTACCGAACTTGGTAAGGCTATGAGGGCCAGCACACAGTTCAACTTCGGCAAGATTATGACGCGTAGTGCTAAGGGTGACGGCTGTAACCAGCTTCTTCATGCTTACACCAACCGAGCTACGATAGACTACTACGAGTGGTTTCACGCCATCTCGGTTGCTGCCCAGTGCGAAGACGTAGACAAAGCAGTACATATGATGTCCGAGGGGCATCCCGACTACGACCCAGACCAACTGGACGCTAAGGTAGCCACCATCAGAGGCGCAACTAGCTGTGCCAAGTTTGAAGGTAAGAACCCTGCGCTGTGCCAAGGGTGTAAGTGGAAGGGGCAAATCCTCGGCCCAAAGTATCTTGGCAAAGTTGTCAAGGAAGCGACTTCTGATCTTGTCGACGTTATTCTGGATACGCCAGAAGGACCAAGGTCAGAGACGTTAACTATACCTAAGTACCCGTTTCCTTATTTTCGCGGTGAGGGTGGGGGTATCTGGCGTGTAGGCGCAAAGGGGGAGGATGGTACCGAGGCAGACCCTATTCTCGTATACCCCTACGATTTCTATGCCTTAAAACGTATGCGGGACGCGAAAAACGGTGAAATAATCGTCTTCCGTCGCCATCTACCGCAGGATGGTGTGGAAGACTTCTTGGTTCCCCTCAACGAGGTGACCTCCAAAGATATGCTTCGCAAGGCTATCTCTACCTACAGCATTGTCGCTGCGGGTAAGACCTTCGATATATTGATGGACTATACCCTCAAGTCGGTAATCAAAATGCAAGATATAAGGAAAATGGAAATTATGCGTAATCAATTTGGATGGGCTGACAACAACAGCAAGTTTATCATCGGAGATCAGGAGATCAGTAAGGACGGGGTACTCTATAGCCCTCCGTCTAACGTCACGACCAGCATGGCAAAGCAGATGGGTCCAGTGGGTTCGTTGGATAAGTGGAAAGAAGTCTGGGCACTCTACGGGCGTCCCGGCATGGAAGGCCATGCGTTTGCTGCTTTGAGCGCGTTTGGCTCACCGCTGCTTAGGTTCCTTAACCAAACAGGCGCGGCTATTAACCTCGTTAGTCCCGAGAGCGGTACGGGTAAGACCACCGCCCTGCGTATGGCTATGAGCGTATACGGACACCCAACAGAACTCATCGCTAAGAAGTCAGACACTTTGAATGCCAAGATGCAGTGGCTGGCCATCATGCGTAACCTGCCGTTCTGTGTGGACGAAATCACCAACATGCCAGCGGAAGAGTTCTCTGAACTGGTTTACGGTATGTCCCAAGGTAAGGGCAAGGAGCGTATGACTGCTGGGGGTAATGAACTCCGCATCAACGACACAACATGGCAGACAATCTCGCTATGCTCGTCCAACGCTTCCTTCTACGAGAAGCTGACTAACCTTAAAGGCTCACCTGACGGGGAAATGATGCGGCTCATAGAGTACCGTATTCACCCCACGGATGCGATTTCAACGGATGTTGGCAAGGCTATGTTTGACCAGCAGTTGATGGAGAATTATGGCCACGCCGGTCCTATTTTCATCAAGTATGTGCTAGAGAACTTGGAAGAGATCGAAGAAGCTTGTATGACGATCCAAGCGCGTCTTGACCGTGAATTGCAGCTAACACAGCGGGAGCGCTTCTGGTCGGCAGGTGTAGCCTCTAACCTAACTGCTGGGTTCGTGGCCAAGATGCTTGGCCTTATCGACTGGGATATGAACAGCCTGTACCAGTGGGCTTGTGCCATGGTTGTGGGTCTACGTGAGGAAATCGAAGCACCAGCGACTAACACTGCTCAGATCATCGGGGACTTTATCAACCGGTATATGCAGAACATTCTCGTTGTTGACGATGTGGTGGACCAGCGGAGCAACATGGAGTTTATCCCGCGTATGGAGCCAAGGGGTGAATTGGTAATCCGGTTTGAGCCAGATACCAAGTTGATGTTCATCACAGCTAAGAAGTTTAAAGAATACTGCGTCATATACCAGATCAACTACAAAGAAACGCTGAAGAAGCTTAAAGAAGAAGGCGTGTTTCTGCGGTCTGACGTCAAGCGGATGACTAAGGGTATGAAGGTTACTACTACTGGCGTACAGGCGTTGATCTTTGACACATCTATTGGCGGCTTCCTAGATATGGGTAATCTTCTTCCCAAAGTAGCTGAGGTAGAAGATGCAAGTGCAGGGAGTTAGTTACGACATAAACTGGAAAGCATTCAAGCGGGGGGCGTCTATTTTCCTCCCCTGCTTGGACTCCAAACGCGCCAGAGCACAAGTCCTTGTGGTTACCAAGCGCCTACGTATCAAGATATTGATAAAAATCGTAGTCGAAGATGGAATTAAGGGTTTACGTATCTGGTCAGTATGATACTACATGGAACGGAAGCTGCTCCTTCCGGTTAGGCATCACTCGGCCCCCACCCTTCTCCGGTGGGGGCCTTTTTCATTTTAGCGGTTCTTTTCTAACAAGCCGCGTACGTATGGGTCGTAGTTCTTCGACACGCGTAGACCCTGCATAGACCGGGCACGATCCTCACCGCGAGTCCCAATACTTTCTTGCCAGTTACCTAAGAAGATTGGGCTGATAAAGTCGGTGTTGTCGTTCCACTTGAAAATATCTTTCCAGACCTTGTTGATGGCCACTTGACCATCCTTCATGCTGGTACGCTTGAGGGTGATGTCCCGATACGCCTTGTCCAGCTTGTTAATGTAGTCAGCGCGTTCCTTCTCAATCTTATCGACCGTCTTTTTGGCAAGGATATTGCTCTTCTGAATGTCAGCTATATCAGTACGGCCAAAGCCAATACCTTGCCCGACAATCTTGCCCCATGTGTATTCTTCCACGGGAGCGACAACATCCTGCGTAGACGGCGTGATATAGCCCTCAGATGCAAGCCGCTTCGCTACGAGTGCGTTGCGTATTGGCGCAGGGGTAAGGTTCTCAGCAGCCCGCTGCCACTCGCCCTTCATCATGTAATCCCCACCGCGCAGGAAGTTACGAAGCACCGAGCCAGTTGCACCGAGCGATAGCGTGTACCACAACGACCGTAGGGCTTCTTCGTTGGTATCTACCGGCGTATCGTCACGGAAAAACAAACCATCAAGGCCAACCGATGACCCCAAGTTCAGGCCCGTAGCCGCAGAAAGGGGTCCCATCTTAACTGCGCGTGTGAGGTCTTGCGCCTGCCCTTCATCGAGACCCAAGTCGTTAGCTAGGTCGCTGTCAGGGCCAAAGTACTGAGGCAAGAACTTCTCACGGAACCACAGGTCAAGGTTGCGAGAGGTTAGCGCGTTGTTGCCTTTCTCGTCGTCATCGTCGTCAGCGAGGCCAGCCGCTGCAAGGAGCGACGTCATAAGCCCCATCATGAAGCTGTAACCGGGCATACCTGTGGTACCAGCAAACATCCACGTCATACCGATGATGCCAAAGAACTGCTTAGCCGCAACCTTACGTTCTGGGTTTGGAAGTAACGACACTGTACCTAAGAAAGTACGGGTAAGCATCGAAGCAATCTGGATCGGAAACGAGTAGAACTGAAGTGCAACGCGGCCAATCGGCCCTTTCATAGCACGAGGCTTACTACTCTCAGAGAAGTCGAACATCGTCTCAAGCGTCAGGTCAGCAGCGGTATCCGCAGCAACCTCCATGGCAGTCTGATGGTCCATGCCACCTTTACGGCGCATGGCGTAATCCAACTCGAACGCCGACATGTACGCTATTTCACGCGCAATGCGCTCCGAGTGGTGGATACCACCAGACATAAAGTCGAAGACCCACTTACTTATCTTAGCAGGACGCCCTTGGTAGTTGGCGCTCGGCCCGGACTTACGGCTTACCATGTCACCAGCAAAAGTAGTGTCGAGAATACCGCGTTCGCGTGCATCGGCAAAAGCAAATTTCAACGCTTCGCGCATCTCTGGGTCTTTGTTCTCGTTGACGTACTTACTGTCGCCCATGGTGGGCTGACCCCAGTTGGTAACTATGTTGCCGTCTTCATCTACCTTGGACGTACCGAACTTGTTACCGATGGTTGCAATGTATCGAGCAGCCACAGCCGCAGTCTGGGCGTAGCCGTAACGTGCGCCAAGAGCGGGCATTGCCACAGTAGGAAGCTGAAGGAACTGCACCAATGCCGATTTGATAGACGTCAACAGGTAGAAGAACGTCGCCTTATTTGCCAAGCGTGCAAGCGGGTCGAGCTTACTGATGTCCGGGCTAAAGGTTTCAGCCACGCGAATAGCCATCTCGTCGATGTACGGCTGAAGCTGTTCGCTGTTCGGGTTCCCAGACATGAGGCCATATGCCTCACCAATAGATTGGCGGATTTTCGATGCATACTTCAGGTGGGTCAGACGATTAATTGTGGACATTTGGGCGTCAATATACGCACGTAGTGTATCCGCCGAGAAACCTTCGACACCCTCACGGTGCTGCATCTTTTCGTACAATGTACCCTTAGGCAGCGATGCAGCGTAAAGTTGGAAGATCATGTCCTTGATAGCCGAGCCATCAGCCATGCCGCCCTTGTCGATTTCTTCAAACACGTTCTTCAAAACGTCAGAAGGCTCCGAGCGCATGAAGTCAGCCTCCAGCCCGTCGATATCCCGACCAAAGGTAAAGACCTTGTCGTCAGCTTTAATAGCTTCAGCACTGCGCGTATCGCCGTTTTCCTGCAACCACTTGACCGCGTCCTTCATACCCTGTTGGTACAAAATCTCGCTTTCGAAGCGGAACACCCGGCGGTTCTTACCCTTACCAACGCGTAGCCAAAACTGCCCAGTGCGGAACAATGGGGCATAGGGAGCGTTTTGCTTAGCCGTGGCGTACATCTCGGTAATCTGCTTAACCGCTTGCTTGATACGATCCGCAGGCAAACCAGATTTCCGCAAGTTGGATACAATGGCTTTGTACTCATTATCAAACGAGCGCTCAAAGCCACCCATTACCATCTTGTATATACTTTGACCTTCGCCCTTACCCATCTTGTCAGTGCCGAGCTTCTCGTACATATCGTAAACTTCCTTGATTAAGGCTTTACGATTGTCGATGCGGGTCTTTGATGCGCCTTCTTTGACTAGTTCGGTAAGCTTGATATCCGCAGCCATAGCCGCTGCGAGTGACGCATGGCGTGGGTCCACTGACGCTAAGGTAGAACCGTTAATAAGGTCGGACAGCAGCCTGCCGCCTTCCTTAAACTTGGCATTGAACTTGCTATACCGTAGCGTGTTATAGGTAAGCGTCTTAAGCCCTATGTTGCGGAAACCGTCCATACGGTGCAAAGCCTCGTTCACATAACTCAGCTTACGCGCAACAGGCGGCGACAGCTTGTTGATCGCACGGATAAGGTCCCGGCTGTAATAGAAGTAGCCAATCACAACACGACGCGTCTTGTTCTTCATAGCCTTCCAAGTGGAGTCCAGAAGTTCAACCTGTTTTTTACCGCTCCGAGTTTGGAAGAACATATCGCCAGCCGCAGCGCTCATATCAGCAGCGTAATGGCTAGTCGCCAGCTTGCGCCGTAGGCGCTGCACTGTTGCAGTCTCGGTTTTCTTCTTAGCTTTACCGGCCATGTACTTGTTGACAATCTCAACGTCGGCATCATCAAAGATTACGTAGTTGAAAGATGTGACTTCACGCGTGCGAGAGATAGCATCGGGATAGCGATTACCCCGTATACCAGCTTCCAGAAGAGCCAAAGAAGCTTCCTTTTTGGAGCCAAGCTTACGCTTTAGTTGGTTGTATACATCTGCACCGGTAAGCGCATATTTCCCGCCATCATCTACAATTCCAAGTGACGCAAGGGCTTCCTGCACTTTGGCAGACTGCTTACTAATGGGTTCTTTCCAGTCCAGATACTCGTCATCATCTGGGGCAAGCCGAACTTCATACAGCTTCCCTTCTACGGTTTGTAGTCGGCCTTCATCACGCAGTCTGTTAAGGGTAGCAGCCATATCGTTTGCAATAGCCTGCTCTTCAGCAGTATAGAACTTGCTAGCCCTGCGCCGTAGGCGCTCTAGGGTGTTATCCAAAGTACCGCTATCACGAAGAAATTGTAGGGCACGGCGCTCTGAGGGTGTGAAGTCCCCGCCATATTGCACAAATTCCCTGCCTTTAAGACCCTTCATGGAGCGGCCATCAATAGTGATCCGCTTGCCTGCTTCTTGGTTGCGGTAGTGTTCGCCTACTTCGCGTGTACTACCAAAGTACAAGCCCCAACCGAAAGCAGTATGGCCTTCACCGCTACCAATTTTACCAGAAGAGAACTCGTTAAAGTCATGCGGGCCACCATGCCAGCCGTTGACCATGTAGCGCAGACCCTTGATGACGGTGCTTTCGCTGTTCCCGTCGATGACTTGATCATGTGCCATAGCTAGAATGGAACGTACTTCGGCGTCACTATAGTCCAGCTTCAAACCAATGCGGCGACCGAAGTCCTTAACGACGGCAGTTACCTTAGCCCAGATAGACGCATCTACACGGCCAGCTTCTGACTGCTCTGCGAGCACTTCTTCTAATGCACGGAGGCTTGGGTTCCTGTCGTTGGCGTAGACACCGGGGTTGTCGTAAGTCCACTGGTCAGCCTGCTCGCGCAGCTTTTTATTGGTCCTATAAATCTGGGCAAGCACTGCATCCAAGCGCGTATCAAATAGCGCACGCAGGCCAAGGTGCCCAAGTGACTCATGGTAGACAGCCGAGCTAGCTTCTTCCAACGTGTCGATATTGTTGGCGATAAAATAGATTGTGCCATCCGGAGCCACAAAGGCAGGGACGCTTTCCATACCATCGCGCTCGACAGCCTTACGTAGCGTAGCCGGAAGCTCGTCAATAGTACCAATAACCTTGATGCCGATCTTAGCACGCCAGTTCTTCGTGAGGTCCTTGATGTGCGCCACGAGGTCTTCGACGGCCATACCTACAGCACCTTTGCCGCTACGGCTAGCTTGATAGCTGTTAGCACCGATAGCTTCGTCAAACTCCGCATCAATCTTTTCGAGATCAGGGTTCTTTGACTTAAGCCTAAGCATCAACGCTTGGTAAGATTTTTTACTGATGGATGGAGCAACTTGCTCCTCAGTGTCTTCGTCGAAATACCCTTCACCAGCGCGCCTAATTTCTTTTTCCAGATTTGCAGCTTTATCTTCAGGCGCTTCTTCGAGGTCTTCCTCGGGTGTGACCTCAACGGGTGCTGGTTGTACAGGTTTTTGTACAGGTGCAGGCGCAGCTTCAGGCGCAGGCGCGGCTTCCCCGTCGAAACGCCCATCGTAAGTAGCACCAGCACCTTGGGCGCGTTTACCGGAATAACGTTCTATCTGAACCGGAACCAACATATCCGGGTCGATATCGTACGCGTAATTTACACGGTGATTACCGTTACCCAGCATGGCCGTACCACGGGTTTCATCAATAGTAAGCTTAACAGGCTCTTTAATACCATTTTCAGCAATAGAAGCACGAAGTTGATCATTTACCGCAGCCCGCTCTGGATCAACGGAGACGTTTTCATTTTCACCCTGACGCACAGCAACGTAATCAATAAGGTCACGAGCCGGTACCATTTGAACATTTTCTGGTAGTGGTGTAGGTGTAATGTCCTCAGTTGTAATGTCTGCTACAGTAGGTGTAGGCTGAGCCACTACTGATTCTTCTGTTAATGGTATCGCCGCAGTAGGTGTAGGTACAACGACAGGCGCAGGCTCAGTAGCGATGCCCAAGTCCTTAGCCGCAGCTTCTGCGATACCCGGAACCACACTGGCAGGGTTAGGCTGTGTAGCAGCCTTGATAGCTTCAGCGACCGGAGCTTTAGCCGCTTCTTCAATAGTAGGCCCTACAGGCGCTGTGGTAGGGGCCGGAGCAGTGAACGACTTACCAGTAACCGCTTCCAGTGCAGCAACGGGGTCACCGTCGTACTTACCATTTGCAAGCTGCTGCTTAGCCGCGTTGAACTGCTTTTGGTCAATATCGTTGACGTAGATAGACTCGTTGTTAAGTATTGTGTCGTTCAGTAGCTGGGTAGCTGCGCTAATACGTGCCTTCAGCGGTACCTTCTTGTTGGAAAGGACTTGCTTAGCTTCGTCTAATGTACGCTGCTGTGATCCCTCACTTCCAATATCTGGTCCAACAGTAGGTCCACCAGTTCCCACTGATGATCCGTCAGTTTCGCCAGCACTTCCGGCCATATCGGAGGGTGCAGCCCCCACACCACCAGAAACGCCTGACTCAGTTCTTCCGGCGTCAGTTGTATCATCAGTGATTGTCTCATTTATACTCCTCCGCTCAGCCATGTAGGCTTGAATGTCTTGACCTGCTTTCAGGTTAGCTTCGCGGTCTGACACACCCTCGGATTTATAGCGTGCGACAGCTTCTTCGTAAGCTTTTCCTACTCCACCAGAGACAGCATCAATCTCAATGGCACGGCGCTCTTCATCGTCGATTTGTTCTTGGCGTTTGTCTGTAACTTCTCCACGCCCGGATACAGCACTGATGCCACCACCAAGAATAGCGCCAAGTGTGCCTTCATAAGCGGCGCGTGAGAGCACGCCCTTCATT